ATAGAATTGATAATTCAAAAGGTTATTGCGTAGAAAATTGCAAGTGGCGCACAACAAAAGACCAGTTAAACAATCAAAGACGAAATGTAAGATTAACATTAAACGGTCGAACGCAAACCGCATCTCAATGGGCGGAAGAACTAGGTTTACAGCCGGGAACGGTGCTTAAGCGTTTGCGCGGTTATAATTGCAACGTTGAAGATGCTTTAAAAGTTGGGCGGTTGAAAGAATGGCGTCACGGAACGCGGCACGGATATGAACGTGGGTGCAAATGCGCGGATTGCAAATCCGCCCACGCTAAACATCATCGCGACAGAAGATCACGCAAAAAACTTACACCACCGGCTGACCTCGAAACCAAGCCTGACCGTTGATCACGCGGCAGAACTCCGGCTCGAGCAACATGCCGCTAGGTGCAAAGTGCAACACCACAAAACCCTGTGACCAGTTCACAGGGTTGTCCTCCGCGTAAGCGAACTTGTCGTTCTCGGGTCCGTAATCCGAAAGCGTCCCGCATTCGACGCCCCAGCGAAGCCCGTTGTAGTCCGCAAACATGGTTGCCTGTAGCCGATGCGTGTGCCCGGTCACAATCGACTTTCCGCTCTTCAATGTGTTGTTATAGGCCCCATGCACGCCTTGGTGGATGCGGTGTTTAACTACCGTATGCTCGTTCAACCACAGGCTTGTGCAGAACTGCCACGCAGGGAAGTGGTCTGCGATGTCGAACCCTTGCACCTGTACATATTCCGGCGCTGCTTGCGCCAGTCTCGCCATGAAACGGTTGTCGTGGTTTCCGTCTGTCCAGATCAGATAGCAACCGGGAGGCGCATAGGCTTCGATCTCTGCGTGACGCTCCTTGACGGCTTCTAGTTCTTCGGCCACGCTCGGCGTCTGTACACGAGCGCCAGGAGGATGGCGGCTGATCTTTGCACCGTCGAAGCTGTCGCCGTTCATGATGATCATTGACGGCTGCAAGTCCTTGATGATCTCGATCATGGCTGCGAAAGCCTTGCTTCGTTCACCCGGCCAAAAATGCCCATCGCTGCCGATGATGACAGGGCCGACAACATTTTCTTTTAAGGCGCGGAAACCTTTTGTCGGCACCTCGATCTTGATCCGCTGGGCGGGCTGCGAGATCGTGTTCAGAATGATTCCATGCTTGCGCTCGAGGCTATCCCGTCGAGCGTTAACGCCTCGCAGGTTGAGGCCCAATTCTTTGGATACGGCGGACGGTGAGCCTAGACGCTTCCATGCGTCGATGAACTCTTGATCGGAGTACCTCTTAGTCATTCGCTACTCCTGCGCGCGGCGAAAGTTGAGCCGCCAGATCACATCTGCAACTTGCTTGCCGAGATTGTCGATCTGCTTCTCTTCTGCTTCTGGGAAGACAAGATGCGCCACTTCGTGAGCGGCAATCTCCAAGAGCAGCTTCGGCTTCTGGAGAAGACGCGGGTCTAATTGG